GATGAAGATGATGAGCAAGACATATTTTAGTGAGTTCAAAAGTGATGTTGCAGTTGCAATACTAACCAAAGATGACTACCGATATGAAGTGATGAAACCATTATTTGAACAATGTGGTTTTGGTTTTGCTGAGACACGTTCGGGTTGTGTATTCATAGATGGTGAAGTGAAACTAACCAAAGATGAATTGAGGTGGGTTGAAGCACATGAGTTAGCACACATAATGTTGAAACACACAAAGGATAGAAACGATGATGATGAAATGTCCGCTGATATGTTTGCAAGAATATTATTGTTAGATAAAGGATATAGTAAAGCAGCACAATTAGTAGAGGACAAATTTGAAGAAAGACATAAAAGAAAATTATAATGAAACGACCAGTAAACTTTGAAACAATAGATGCGGTAGATTTTGAATTATTAGGTAATTCTTTTTATACCGATTTAGATAATTTACAAAATAAAAAAGAAAGTAGTTGGGTATGGGTATTTTGTAACGGACAGGCCTTGGGTGATTACGCAATACTATTTGAATTAAAATGGGAACATGATTGTTATAGTATGAAAAAATGTGTATTAGGTGAAGGTACAACGGGTGATTACATATTTCAAGATAATTGGATATCAACAAAATGGATAAAAACAAAAGATACATTTGTGGAGTATATCAGTCGACTAATAACGAGTGAAATAAAAGTAGGAAAATTTAAAAACTAAAAATAAATAAAATGACAGAACAAAACACATTTAGAAGAGTAGAAGAAAATACAATTGTATTAGATGGCCTAATTTGGACAAGCAATGCTGATAAAAGCATTAAAATTAAAAACAACGATAGTGGGATGTTTGTGCATTCAATAAAATTGGAAGATATTAGTTATTATCCAATGGGCATTGACCGACAAAACAAAAACAAATCATATTCAGTAATCATAGAAAAATAATAAAATGAAAGCAATTTTAATAAACGCAAAGACAAAAGAAGTTAAAGAAGTAGAAATGGGTAGAGACTACAAAGAAATATATACTCAATTAGAATGTGAGTTATTTACCGCGGGTGCATATTTAGATAAAGAGGATGTAATATATGTAGACGACGAAGGATTGATTAACGGAACGGATAATTTTTTTATATTTGAAGGAGCACATCAACCATTTGCCGGCAACGGATTGATTATGGGTACGGATGATGAAGGTGAAAGTACGGATTGCAAAGTGGATATTAACGAAGTGAAAAGTAAAGTTAAATTCTATGATAGATATGAATTAGCGTTGGGTATTCAAATGGGAGTTATCAAAGCATTTTAATTTGGTAATATAAAAAATTATTCGTATATTAGACATAACAAACCAATAATAACGGTCTCATTATTGGCAAGTTTAAATACATAGAGACCATAAATTAGTTACAATGGCTAAAAAGTTAAAAGAAGGTGCACAAATCACCAATGAACAAAACTCTAGCGAAGTAATGAAAGCCCGTTACACCCATGGTGATGAGTGGCAAAGTTATATCGCTGACAAATTCGAAGGAGCTGGAATACCACCAGTGTTTTACACAATTAATGATGGCTTATCCGACAGGATAGCTGATTACCAATATGAAGGTAATTGGATTGAAGCTAAGACCTTCATAAATTCAGCAGAGGTTACCAAAATTCTTACATTATATTCTACATTAGAATCAATGAAGATTAGAATGGTAGTTATGTGTGAATGGGAGCCGGGTTTCAAAAAACACGCAAAGAATGTTGCTGACTTACGAAGATTCGGAGTTATAGTATTCGAAGGACAATCAGAATGTGATTCATTCATTATCAATGAAAGTATCTTATTGAATCCAAATAAAGTTATTAAAATGGCGGAGCCAATGTTGATTCCGTTTGATAACTTATTACCACACCCGAACAATAGGGATTTAAATGTTAAAAACATCCCTACAATTAAAGCATCTATTATCAATAATGGATTCTTTACACAAATAAATGTTGTACCACATCAATTAAATGATAATGGTGAAATGACATATATGATATTCGAAGGTCATACTAGATATTATTCTCTATTGGATTTAAAACAAAAGGGATATGTAATTCCACCAGTAGCATGTATTAATGTTCATTGGGTAACATCACAAGATATTGATAGATTACATAAAATGTTGATTACAACAAACACTACATATGCTGGGTGGAAGCTTAAGAATTTCATCACATCACATAAAGGTAATTTGGAATTACTTAATGATATTGCAGGTGTTTACACATATGGTAAAATGTTACAAGCTATGAATCAAGCTAAAAAACAAGGTTGGGGTGAAGCAAATCCAATCTATATGTTCTGTCATACTGATTCATTAGCGTTTGACGATATGAAAAAAGTAAAGGATGGTGATTATCGTATTACTGAAAGTGAATACGACTCTCAAATAAAACCAATACTTGACTTTATGAAAAAGTTAACATCTGATAAACGAAAGTTTAATGGTACAATTATGCGTGATATTATAGTAGATATCCGTATAATGTATAACACAAATCCATCGGTTAAAGATAGATTCCATCAATTCCTACCATGGTTGGCAATGAAGTTTATAGGTGATTATTCAATAGACAAGTTTCCACAAACAAAGGAAACTGGTCAACAATACTGGTCAGTTATTAAAAGAGAATATCTATTTATGATTGATAATGGTATGATACCTGTACAACCAATGGTACCTGAAAAAACAATAATGGATTTCGCATAACATATACAAAGGGGAGTTTTACTCCCCTTTTTTATAACATTAAAATAAACAAAATGGGACAATATTATAAGATAGTAAATATCAAAAAGAAACAATACATTACACCTTACACATTTGGAGATGGTGCAAAATTGATGGAGTTTAGTATGTCAGCAAATGGTGTATTAGCCGGTTTGGCAATATTACTTGCTGACGGAAATGGTAGAGGTGGTGGAGATTTACATAGTGAAAACGATATCGTAGGTAGTTGGGCAGGTGATAACATTGTTATTGCAGGTGATTATGCCGATACGGGTAAGTTTGTAAAAGAACCCGAACAAACTTTATATGAAATTTGTCAGGCGGAAGGTGAAGATATATCCATAAAAGTATTGGATGCACTTTGTGATGACCAATATTTCTTTACGGAGTTTCGTAAAAATAGAGCAAGTTGGATATCGGATAGTCAAGTTGATAATTTAATTCAAAGAAAACTTAAAGAGAAAGGATTAACCGAAGTGAAAGAATTTACGATACCTTCATCAAAAGACCCAAATGTTACATATAAAGTAAAAAATGATAACGGAAATTGGGAATGTGATTGTCCATCGTTTACTTATACAGGTGGAAAAGAATGTAAACATATTAGAGAAGCTAAAACAAAGTAAAATGAAAAAAGTAATTTTGGTAATTCTTTATATATTGGGATTAGTATTATTAACATTTTTACCAGCGTGTAATAAAGAGGATAATTATAATACAGGAATTGATATTAGACGTAATGTAACCAAAAGAGTTTGGATATCTGTCGCAAAACCAAATGTTGAATTGAGCATTGATACTAGATTATCAAAAGATATAAACGGATATTCATATTTTAAATTGTATTCAATAGATAAACAAAATTTTCATAGAATAAGCGGTACAATTTTAATAAATGGTAAAACACCAAAACCGTCGCAAGGAGCTAATTGGGAAAGTAATTTATATTGGTGGATAAATAAAAACGACACAATAGTTAATGTAACGAAAACCTATTTAAATCAATTTACCGGCCAATTAACAATAGTACAATTACCACCATTGCTTTCTAATATGGATGCGATTGTACAAACAATTAATTCAAATTCTCAAAGTGATATTTTAACTGGTGAAATAAATACTATCATAGCTCCTATATGGGAAATGAGAGGTGATACTATGCTTGTTACTTGTAAAGTGAAATACTACTATCCATATGAAACTGATGGAATTTCTGAAAAATATAAATCGGATTCTATAATAAAAGTTGAAAAAATAATTTTGAAATAAGAAAAAATTGGTGTATATTTATTAAAAGAAAATAACTATGGCAAAGTCTAACGAAGAATTTATGAAACAACAATTAACCGGTTCAATTGGCGGTGGCGATGAAGATTATCTATATGAAGAATATCTTTTGCAAGAAAAATTAAATGAAGAATATTGGCAATGGAAAAGCGTACAAGAACATTCTATATTTCCAGACGAAGTTCAGTATGATGATGAATACTATAAATCTAGTTATCTACCAACACCGGATGAAGAGTTAGAAAACTATAAACAAACAAAACAAAATGGACATACTTAACGAAATAATTGAAGCATCAAATCATATGATAGACACTTTACAAGAAACTGATTTTTTTGTAGAAACACCTTTCATAGATAGAATACCTTTGAAACGCGCATTACAAATTGCAATGCAAAGAAAATGGGAACAAGAAGGTGATATGTTTTTAGATGATTCTGAATTTTTAAAAGTTTGCAAAGAGGTATCGGCAAATGGAATTTCTAAAACAATTGGTGACTTAGTGGATAAGGGAGCATTGGATATGAGTGTAAATGAAGATGGTGAAATATTATATTCAGCAAATAAAAATTTCAATTTAGATGAGCTCTAATAGTGAAGATTTAATAAATGAAGCATCTTTCATATCTTTAAATATAAAAAAAAGTTTAAAGGAACAAGGATTATTCGAAGATTATTCATTAATAAATGAAGATATTTTTTTAAAACATTTAAATAAATTTATCTTTGAAAAGATATCAAAAGAATCAGATGTATTAATATCATTAAGCGATCTTGATTTATTCAATGTAATGGAAAGTGCCACAAAAGAAAGCATAGATGTATTATTTGAAAAAAGTTTAAAAGAAAATTTATCTAAATTAGAAGAAATTTATGGAAAAGAAATTTTTAAAAACAGAGGAAGAACTAAAACAAATGAATGATAGTGATTTATTTGAATATTTAGATGCAAAAGCAGCATACTTAAAACAATATACATCACCATTAAGTAGTTATAAAACAAAAAAGTTTGCAAGTATTGGGGCAGCAATATCTAATACTGAATTTGACTACGATAGTGTAAAACAAATAGCAAAAGAGAACGAACAAAAAGGATACGAAAAATTTATAAAAGACAAAAACAAAAACAATGAATAGTAATTTCACAATGGATTTTAAGAAACAGGCAATATTTACTGCACAATCCTACGGAACAAAAACAACAGTAGAAGTTGACCATAGTGATTTGAGTTTAGATGAAGTGATGGATGCATTCCAAACTTTAATTATTGGTATGGGTTATCACGAAAATTCATTTAAAAATTGGGTAATTGATAGAGCAGACGAATATAGAGAAACCGATGCAGAAGATTTAAAAGAAAAATTAGAAGCATGGAAATTTGAAGATGATGTTAATGATGTGAGACATCGTTATCTTAAAGATAGTGAGGGGTATGAAAATCTTGACGAATTAGAAAATGATTTCTTTGGTGAGTATGATGAAAGTGATAAAAGAATGGATATTATAGGACAAAACGGAAATGAAGGATTACACTATGATACTGATATGGCACATGAAGATAGTTATAGAGCAACACAAGAAGATGAAGATGAGTTTTCAAACGATGGTGGATTTGATGGTAACCCACATTTTGAATGGGGTGATGAACCAGAAGATGATAATTTATTTGAAGGTGATGAGTGGAAACCAAATCAAAGATTAGTTGAAGCAAACGAAAGATATAAAAGTGAAGTGAAAAAAATGAATACTAAAAAGAAAAAAAACAAAAAATAATGGGATTCAATCATTGCTACCTTACAAATGTTGAAGACTTACAAAGATATTTAGATAATGTAGGTTTAGAAAAGTTTATTAAAACTTATCGTAGTTATGATGCCTTAACTGGCCCTGGTGAATGTTTTAAATTTTTAGAAGATAAAATTAAAGAATATGAAATGGTTATTAGTAATAGTGATATTGATGACATCTTGCAAAAAGGAATTGATAATACCAATGAATCCGCAAGTGAACAATCCAATTACTCAAATAAATGATACATCAACAAATGTAAAATTTAAAGAATTTATATATAGTGAAAACGAAATTAGAAAAATGGGAGTCGACGTAAGTTCTCCCATTTTATTTGATTACAATTCAAATGGTAAGTACGATATAATCATTTGTAAAAAAGTTGGTATAAGAAATGGCAACACATACACTTACAATAGATTGAATCCAATAGTAATATTAGATGATAATCAAATAAAAGAAATAAATAATTTGTGGAAAGGTGGTAGTGCAGTTACAACTGGTGATTTTAATGGTGATGGTTATATTGATATTGCAGAATTTGATAATGGTCCTGAATTTTATGATATAGACCCATTACCTACTAAAACTGATTTGGTTGTATGGTGGAATAGTAAAAACGGATTAACCGGTGATTCTGTTATTTTAGATAAAATTTTATGGAACTCATACGCATTGACATCCGCAGATTTGGATGGAGATAAAAAAGCGGATTTAGTTAGAATGGATTTTCCACATAATGACAATTATTTTAAATTTAATGGAAAATTTTTTGATAAATTACCTATAAATAATTTACCAAACGTAACAAATTCTGGTTTGTTTTTTTCCGATTTGGATGGGGATAGTAACATGGATGCGATAACATCTGCATATGGCTCACCTACTATTGTTTGGAATTTCTTAAACAATAAACAAAAAACAACATTATTGATACCAAAAGGACTTGGTATCAATAATACAATCGCCGGAGATTTTGATAATGACGGATTTAAAGATATTATTTTTGTATGCCAGAAAGAAAATGTGGGTGGTCAAGTTTTTGAAAATAAACACTATTATCTTTATTATAAAAACAATGGAAAAAATGAATATGAATTAACATCAGGAGTTTTACCAGAATGGTTACAATATCAACAACCAAATAACCCACTATATGTAATTAAAGATATTGACGGAGACGGTGATTTGGATTTTTATGATGTTAATAGTGATTTAAATGCATTTTTTATTAACAATAAAGGAATGTTTAAAAGAGTAAATAAATTTGGTTATGTCATACAATAAATTTAGATGGTGGACAAAGGGTAGAGTGAATAAACCGCTTAAAGCAGAAGCACCTTTATTATTGAAAATAAGAAATGGTGACTTTGATTATTCTTATATGTTTAAAGAAGCATTGGATGTAAGAGAATCTGCTAAAAAAGTATATGAACAAACTTATACTAATTATGGCGGTACTGATGAAAAAAATAGAATTGAAGCATCTTTGGAGGCCAGTAGAATGAAACGATTAAAGGCAATTAAATTGGAATTAGAAGCCAATAAAGATGAACAAACTATATTGTGGAAACTACAAATGGAATTAAAAAAAGAATTTGGCAAAGACTTGTGGGATAAAGCAATGGAACGAAGTAGAGGTAAAGGTACATTAGAAGATTTATACTGGTGGTATAAAAAACAATGTAAAGTTGGAACAACAAAATCCGAAATAGATATTCAATTAAAAAGACCTAATATAATTGGTTTGGAATATTTATTGTAGATGAAAGATACACCAATTATACTACATATTGATTTAGGAAATCAATCAGTTTCTAAATGGTTAGAACAAAATAGATATATCATTTTTTCAGAATTAGTAAGATATGCTGAACGATTGATAAAAGAAAATCTAGATACTATTCAAGCTATAATGGTATCAAATTTATCCGATAATATTGTATTCATTCTTAAAAAAGAAAGTGCAAAATTAACACTAGATAAATCTATGGAATATTTTTTATCAATAGAGGAATACGAACAATGTGCTAAAATTCGTGATTTGTATATACTTATTGAAAACCAAAAAAATGAAACAACAAATATTAAAATTAGTAAATCAAATCAAAGAAAATCTAAAATCAATAGATAGAGATGGTATAACGCATCCATTAATTGATGATGTTTATGAAAAATTAGAATTGATTGAAGATGAAATTTACGAAGATGACGCACACGCAGATGCATTATCTTTTGAAGATGATGATTATTAATTAAAAAGAAAAAAATGAATAAGTTACTTATAGGTGCACTCTATGGTGTTATTGCACAAATGCTCACATTCCTACAATTACAAGGTGGGATAAAATATGATTGGAATAAAAAATATCCAATTATAATATTACTCGTATCAATTCCTATTAGTTGGCTATTTATAAAATCAGTCGGAGCGATAGTTGACCATTATAATGGTGAATTGTGGCCATCCCGTTTAATTGGATTTGTAATAGGTGTATTTGTATTTAGTTTAATGAGTAGTATTCTATTCAAAGAGCCAATTACATATAAAACTATTACCTGTTTGATATTGGCATTTTCAATTTTAATGATACAAATGTTTTGGAAATGATAAGAAAAATGGAATTAGTTAAAGTTGGTGATGATTTATATGAAATAGTAAAAAAATTACCAATACAAAGATTTACAAAAGAAGTAGCAGGAGAATCTGCAGATACATTAAAACAATATTATGGGGTTGAAAAAATATTGAAATTTAATCAAACAATGGAATATTTATTTGTGAATAAGATTGAAGATTTAGAAATAATACCATGAGAAAAATAGAATCAGTTTCAGTATCTAATTTTTTAGAATTAAAAAATGAATTAAAAAATTCTATTGAATTAATAGATAGTAATTTTAAAAGACGTGAATTTAATCCAGAATGTATTAGAATATATGATTTATTGGATAAAGATACATCCTGTTTAAAAGAATTTGATTTATTTAAACAATATATTTCAAATAAATTTGAACTTACACATTTGCAAATAGTAATATATTGTCCGTTTTCATTGACCGGATTTCATATAGATGGGGCAGTTAATAGATATATCTTACCAATAAATTCAAGTGAAAATTCTATAAATTTAGAAGCAGATATTACACACGATGGTCCACGTTTAAATGATTATAACCAATATTTACAACAATATTCTTATGATTTTAAATCAGTAACATCTATTCAGCAATTGCATTTAGACGAATGGTTTGAAGATTTTTCACCAAATAATAAAATGTATAGAATACATGAAAATGAATGTTGGGAAATAGGAAAAAATCCACATACACATATTAATATATCATTCTATCATAGAATTATAATAGTTTTTGATACAAAAAAACCAATAAATGAAAACAAAATTATTTGACCCGGTTTGGACATCTGGACCACCTGATGCTGAAAATTTAAAACAAAGACTGAATAATCATTCTCAATTTAAACATTTAACATACGATACAATTGATGAATTAGAACAAAAAATAAAAGATATGGGGTTTGAAGATGTTTCGGAGCTATTACTTTGGGATGAAACCGAAACTCATAAAATTTATATTTTTAAATTTAATAAAGATGAATCTACAAATTTAATAAGAATATTTTTTTTACAACTTAATAGAAATAATATACATAATAAAAAAATAATATTTATTAATCCAACTGAAACATGTGCAAGTGATTTTGAAGATATATACAATAATGATAACTATATCTTTGTTATACCTTATATATGGCATGAAGTTGGTACAAGATTATATTCAAAATCAATGTACGATGGTCTAATGATTTATCAATGGGATAAGTTTCAAAGAATTTTAGAACAAAATTATAGGCCATTTTTATTATCACATTTAGTAAGAAGAGGACACCCAAGAAGATATGATTTTTTCAAAAAAATAAAGTCATTTCAAAATAAAAACTTTTTAGTTAATTATTTTAATGCTAATTTAACAGCAAAAGGTGAGAGAGATGAAACAAAAGAATTGGAATTTTATGAAAGGGATGATATAAAGTTTCCATATTCGTCACATGAAGTTGTTGAACCTATAAAATTTCATGCACAATTTACCGGAAGTCAATTTATGTTTACCAACATATGTTTATTAAGTATGTCTAAATTTAATTTAGTTGTTGAATCAAATACAGGAACCGATGGTGTTTTTACTGAAAAAAGTTTATTTCCATTCATAACAAAGACAATTCCTATTTTGGTAAATGGTATAAATCATATTAACTTTTTAGAAAAAATGGGATTTTATACATTTGTTGACGAGTTGGGAATAAGAGAAGCTCAATATA